CCGGGTTACACCCCGGACCTTCCCACACAGACTGATATAGTGCGAGACAGGAATTTGGGTGTTTTTACAAGGACGCACCGCGTCGGTCGGAACAATTGTTACGCTCATGGACCAAATGAGCGTAGTGTAGGGTCTGCCCACACCCGGGGTGCTCTCTCACGTCATCTACGCAGAGTAATGCTGTGCTATAAGCACAGCACGCATAGAGTCGTAAGGGAGCACCTTGGGGTTGAAGTGATACTCGCTCGCGAGGTTAAGAACACCCTCCTTTATCTCCTCATAAAAGGAAGGGGGGTGCTGAAGAGCCTCAAGAAGAGCAGAGCTACACCTCTGGCGGATCTGTTCAACCTCGGACTCGGAGGTGTCTGAACGAACCCATTGGAGCATGGCCCTGATGGTGGACTTAGGAAGAGGAGCCCACACTAGGCCATCTCGAGGAACAAAGTTGCGCGACAAGAATTCAGCCTGACTGATAGTGATCTCAGCCAAGTTGTCGTCCTTCTCAACGCTAGTGTAAATAAGTCCGAAGTTCTTCTCTGCGTGTTCGCAGAACTCCTTGATAACGGGCCGTTGGGAAACGCCGTTCTTGAAGGGGTGAATGATGATGTTGTCATCTGAATAGGTGGTGAAGTCAACCTCCAGGTTCTTAACATGGGCAAAAGTGGATATACAGTCAGTATTGACCATTGAGCCCACAATAGAAGTCATGATATGGCCTGAGGGATTGATATCGCCAACGTGGTACATCATCGAATTTTGAACGTGAAACTGGAGTCCAAGACTTAAGTACATATTCTGAACTCGACGTTGCTCAACTACCATGCGTTGATTTTGAGCATCAGCGCAACGAAGGAGAGAAGGACTACGTATGTGGATGTCGTAGCCTTTGATATCAAAAGCCCACAAATTACCAGGGATCTCAAAGCGTTTACGCAATTGACCCCATTGAATGGAAGTAGGATTAATACCAACGGCACACGTACCGATAGTGGGATCAGCTTTGATGAGCGAGGCGTAGTTGCCACACAAGCGGTTTTGGACGATCAGAAAGGCAATGTCCATGACATAGAAGAGTCTGGATTTACCAAGAGCGACGCGTTCCAAGTCACGGAGTTCATCTTTCAGATCGGCCTCAACCCACAACGGTATGGGACCACGATCAAGTGCGTCCCAAATCTCATCGCAACGTTGTTGAAGAACAGGTCTGAGCTTCTTTTCATCGAAGTCAAGAAGATCGGATCGTTGTTTCAAGCCCTTAGAGCGGAAGTAAGGACCAACGGAGGTGTCTTTGTCCAAAGGGGGAATGGACAAAGCTTCACTGCCGAAGGCGGCTTCTTCCCAGGTGGCAATTTGGGCTTTAACATGGGGAGGGGTTCGAGGAAGCAAGTAATGGTCTATAAGGTTAGGGAGATCCTTATTGTAGACCATAGTAGGACGTGCGCCGAGCTTGGAGTTAGCGATCTGTAACGGGCTAACCCACTCGGTGGTACCGTCGGGCAACTCACGCTCGAAAGGTATAAGACGAGCGGGAGCTGACTCCTTCGGCCAGGGGAGTGAGAGGCG